GTCAAGCTCACCGTTGTGTCTCAGATAATCCGAGTAAGAGCCACGCACTAAATAGTCGAAGAAGATCACCGGGATCGAAACTAGATCCCAGTAGCTCGGCTGATCTGTTGGGCTGTTGCTGCCAGCAGCCACTGGCTGGTTGGCGGTATAAAATTGTCCCTGAGTGTTGTCGTAAACCTGATCACCGACTGCATAAGAACTGGAGCTGCTATACAGGTTCCCTGTCAATGATGGTGGTGATTTGCGAAACCAGATCCACACTGTAGCGTTTGACTCTGCGATCTGGATTCCGTTCTCACTGAGGTACCATGTCAGGTCGTCCTGATTCTGGTTCGATTTCGGTGACTTATTCCAGACAGAGAAAACTTCCCCTATTTCAGTCTGCCCTGATTGTTTGAGGTCAATGTAGTTTCCTTCATCGCCTCCTGTCTGGGTGACCGTTCTTGACTCTGTTACTGTGACCTCTGGCCACTTGGCCGCCTGCCACGCAAACTTGATCCGCCTGCTTGTGAAGTCTCTGAACAGGTTCCACTCCAGCGTTGGCAGAGTGGCCCTGTCTATCCCTGCCAGATTCAATATCTGACCGAGTACTTGATTATAATTGAGCGGATCACGAGCCATAGCCTACTTGTATTTTTCCAGTGCCGCCGCTTTTGACTTTTAAGTCAGGGTTTTTGTCAGCAATGTATTTTCGGAAGCTGGGATCTTTCCAGATCTCCTTACCTTCCTTCCTGACCCACTCCTGATAGACCTTATTGTCTACCTCCATGGTGGCTCGACCAATTCCGTCAACGCTCCTGCGAGACTGGTTGTCTCGGGCGAGTTCGCGCTGACGTTGTTCTGCTCTAGCCAATATCTCCTCGCGGGAGCTATTGTATTTGTTCGCTAGAGCCTCCTTAACTGCCTCGGTATAGTCTGACATATATGTTTAAAGTTTTACCCGGGGTGGAGTGGGCCACAGAGTGACCCACTCGGTCCCGAGGTGCGAATTGCTGGGGTCGGCCAGCAAAGTGTTAGCTGACAGTATCTAGGTCGATGATCGACATAAACAGTCGCAGTTTACCAGCAGTGAACGTGTTCAGGTTGTGTGATCCGGTCAGTGCAATGTCAACGGTGTCTGCTGTAGTATAGATCTTCCCAGTGCCTACTGCTGCAGCACCTGAACCCGGTGTTGGAGCTTTGTAGTCAATGGTTGAAGCGTGAGCTGCATCGATCTGAGTAGCGGTCATAAACAAATCAGAGTCCGAGTCGTCTCCAGCCGTGTAGGTCAAGGAAGTTGACGACGGGGACACGAATTGCTCTGCGAGTATATGGCATCCGCTCTTAACCCAGCTGCCAGCAGGAATGTTGACGGTTAGGGTCTGAGTGGTTGATGCTGCAGTCAGGTCCTCGTGGGTGATCACGACTTCGTGGGTCGCATTCAGCTTGGCCTGTCCTTCTGTAGGTAGTGCATTAACTTGCATATCTAATATCTCCTATTCTTATGGGTTGAACTGAGCCAATCCGATTGGGTTGCGGACCTGAAGAGCTGCGCGAGCTTCGATCAAGAACCGCTCACCACCACCACGATCTTCAAATTTCTCGACGGCTGGGTTTTTGTTGATCCGCAAGTCGATTTTGTCCATGTCCAACAAATAACCACGACCAGCGGTCTGGCTGGTTCCAGCAGCATTGTAGCCGATGAAGTTGTCAGCGATGACCTCTACAGTTCCGAAGTCACCCTCGAAAATAGTGGTGCTATTGCTGACCTTTTTCGCGTCACCAGCGAAATCGAAATTGCGGGAAGAGTATCCAGCAGTTGCGATGGTGCGCGTGAAATCGGTGAATGCTCGTCGCAGGGTGGCGTCACAGAGCAGTTTGTAGTCACCCATCATCCCTGTGGATGACCAGATGGTCTGCAGCAGGGACTGGATACTGGTCTCGGTCAGAGACGCAGTAGCTGTGGTGATATACTGACCTGCAGCAGGGCGATAGGCAGCAGGAACCTGATGAGACGTTTGAGCTGCGATGTTGGCGGTATCACGAATCCACACGCCGAGGCCGCGCAGCAGGTATGGGTCACTGCCATCATCGGCCTGATGCTCCTGATCGGACAAACATGTTGCTTCCATGTCGCGAAGAAGTTCAACGCCTTTTTTGGCGATTGCTTCGGCGATTTCATCGGACACACCTGCCACGTCTGACACCTCTTGTGCGAGGCGGGAGACCTGTGCGGTGCGGCGGAATGTCTGCAGATAAGAGCTCAGCAGGGCTCGGTTCGCAGCATGGTTCTCGTAGCTCGAGACATCGGAGCCGTCAACAGTTCCGCCCAGAGATGGGGCGTCATATATGTCAACTGGCCACTCGATGTATGTGTTCCGGGGAGTAGCCCCTTTATTGACCAAACTCATGAAGGGCGTTGCCTTCTCGTCAACTCGTGTGAGCAGATCAAGCAAGTCTTCGCGCTTGCCGATCTGATTGATTTCAAATAATCCTGCCATATCAGTTTTTCGTTAGTTTATCATCGCAGCTTTAATAAAATCCTTTAGCCCACTTCTTGATCCGGTTTTGAAGACATCCGATTTAGCCTTTTCGATTCGTCTCGCAGAGTCCGATAATTCGGTCTTCTGGGACGATGGGGCTCCGGGCTGACGTGTGGGTTCAGGGGTTCTCGGTTTGGCCGCTGGCTTTTTCTGAGCCTGCTCTTGTTCGATGTAAAAACCGACTAGAGCTCTGGCCAAATAGAGATCGACATCTGGGAGGTTTCTGATCCCGGGGTTCGATTCTTTAACCTGTTCAACCCACGCTCGAGCTGGACTTTCTTCATCTCTCAGCCAAGGGTATTTTGTTGCTGCAAACTCGAAGCTGCGTGCGTTCTGCAGAATCTGTTTTCTCCGTTTCGGAATGTCAGACTCACGCGAGAACTCAGCATTAAGGGCTAAATCCTCCAGCCAAGCCTCAGGATCTTCTGGGATGGAATCGATTCGTTTTTCGATCTCCCTCTCGACCTGATCAGGATCTCTCCTGTATCTGGCTAGTGCTCGTTTGGCCCACCTCTCAGCCGAGAGGGCTTCGTCCTCCAGTCGGTCAAGGTCATCTTCAGTTCGGGCCTGCATGACCAGATCGGAGATGTTCGACTCACTGTCAGTTTGCTGCAGTTTCTTCGATTCCAGTTGTAGCGTTTTCTGACTTTCTTCTAATGCCAGTAGCCGCTCCTCCAGCTCTTTTTTTTGAGCTGTCAAACGGTTAATACGCTTCTGGTACCCATTGTGCTCAGAGTCCGTCTCCTCCTGAACTTCCTCAACTTCTGGCTGCGCTTCAGGCTGAGGGTCGTCAGGAACTTGTGGTTCCTCTGTCTCAGGTAGCCTCTCGGTCTGGGGGCTCAAGCTGTCCTTGAGCGCATTACGGAGAGCGTCCATGCCGCCAACTACAATTTCTGCCTCCGAGGGCTGGCTGGCCTCGGCTGTTTCGGTTTTTTCTGACATGCGGTTTTACGGCTGCAGGTGGCCGGGCAGAGCGTTTTGCGTTCGCTCAGACAACGGTTTTTGTTGGCCTCGGGAGCCTGTCGAAAGTTAGACTCACCTAACATTGTTTGTCAAGCCTGCCTAGTAAGCGAAAATAATTGAAAATAATTGTTGAAATGATACGCATGAGAGCGTATATGTTTTGGTGTCAGGCGGGAAACCGACCCGCAAATTAAAAAGAAACGAAAAACAACGAAATGAAATACAAAGTTGATTACAAAATTTGGTCCCAAATCGGACACACCCCAATCACAAATCGCTGGGGTAATTACTGCGATTTGTTGGATGAGGGAGAATTTTTGGCAACTGGTCCTTGTGATGCAAGGCTCAAGTTGAAGGAAATACATTCGAAAATTGAGCACGCATACAAGTGCCATTTCTTCATCCCCGATTTCCCGAACCAGAATGTTAGACAAGATTGGATAATTTTTTAAACCAAACCAACGGGGCGGGAAACCGCCCCACAACTTAGAAATCAAACTAAATTAGAAAGAAGCGTATATGATTAATTCCGAGGTCATTACAGTCAATCCAGAACGAGCCAAGCTTTGGCTGATGCACAACACTGGGAACCGAAAACTCAGCAAGGATCGAATCAACAAATATGTCCGAGACATCAATGCTGGTCTCTGGAGGTTGAACGGTGAGAGCATTAAAATATCAGACCGAGGCATTGTTCTCGACGGACAACATCGATTGGAAGCTATTGTTCTGAGCGGAAAATCAATCGAGACTGTTGTTATTTTCGGTATCCCTCATGAGCGCGGTGTATTTGAGACGATAGACGCCGGGCTTCCCAGAAGCGCATCAGATGCGATGAGGGTCGAGGGCATGAAGTACGCCACTGTGATTCCCTCCGTCGTACGAGCGATCGCCAACTATGATTCTGGCACAACGTGGGATCGATCGATGAGTCATGTTGAGGTTAAATCGATAATCGACGGCGATTATGACAACTTTGAGCGAGCTGCAAAAGCGGCTGACGCGATGAAACATATCGTCGTCCCAAGTGTATGGGGAGCGTTCTACTATATGGCCGCGAGAAGATGGCCAGAATCGATGGCCAACTTTCACGAGCAATCAAGCCACATGATCAACATCAGCTCTGGATCTCCAGTTATTGCACTAAACAGGTCACTATCCCTGATGCCAAAGAAGTCCAAAGCCGACAAAAATAAAATAATCGAGAGGTGCATTGTCGCCTTTAATGCACACCTTCAAGGTCGCCAATTGGCGAAGATTAGTCTAGGGCCAAAACGCGCACAGATTTTGAAATGAACAATGACACACCAAAAGTCAGCGAAGCCGAAGAAGGCTTTTCCGGGAATATAAACCACGAGCAATGGCATCGCGCCTTCCGACTATTTTGGAAGAAGCGAGGAATAACTGAGTATACATTTAACGGAAAATATAATAATGAACGAGACACTACAGACACTGCTGAAAACCTTTGAGGATTTGCTTTCGCTACCGGAGCAAGTTTCAAAGATACGGCAATCACATACGGCGAGCTTGCAGACTTTGCAAGCGCAGGTGGATCAGCTTCAGATACCGAGGACAGCACCTACGGGTCTGATGAGGTATCACTATGAACTTGACCCAAAAGATCCGGACGGAAGCTGGGCTCGCATCGTGAAGGAAGGCCAAGCGGAGCAGCGTAAGGACTACTTAGAGGGAGAGGCATACTGGACGAGTAAGCAGGGGAAATCCCCATCGGGTTACGGGTGGTTTGGGTCTGTGTCCATGCCCGTGATCACGATTGTGGCTACGGCACCGGAGTATAACTTCAGGAGCACTAAACGACTCCCCGGCAGGTTCAGACTGTGGTCACCTACGAGGTGGGGCAGCACCCTGCGGTTCCACTGTGACGAAGGCCCGACCCTACATGACAACTGGACAAACTCTGCGGGTATAGCCTACGGGTTCAAAACCAATGCACCGATTGGGATCTACGTGGAACCTACCACGTATGTGGACGATCAGTTCCACGTCAGACCTTTCGAGCAGTCTATTGAGAACTGTCTGATCGTGGCGCACAACGGGACGTTGCCGATATATCTTGCAGACAATCAGGATCGGTTTTGGATACGTGACTGCAACATCCAACAGCACCAAGGCGCACAGGTAGGTATCAAGCACGGGCCACCTATTGATACGAGCATCATTCGACAGGCACCCATGGCCAACGTGTATCTGGCAGATCCGAAGTTTCTGGACTTGCAGATGGAGGGGCCACACAACGCGCAGCGGCCACAGGCTGCGATCTTCGCTGCTGGAAACAACATCCACATGCGAGGTTTGAATCTGTATGGCTGGCTACAGGGTCCGTATCTCCATGGCGGTTTGAACCGCTATGTGCAGGTGCAGGTCCACAAGTCCAATACACATGATGGAAGACAACCACTGCCTCTGCACGAGGTGTGCGGGGTGACCTTGAACAAATACCTGCCCGGAGAGGTAGTTGATTGTGTGGGTGCGGGTGTGGCGAAGTATGTCCCGGCTGAGTATGTGGCACCAATTACCTTCGGAACGCACAGGAAAGGGGAAGGTTTGTATGGAGGCTAACCAACTACCAACAAAGCCGGGACCATATTACTGGCGCGAGTCAGACAGGCATAAGTGGGATAGAGTTTTTGAGGTGCAATTATCTCACTCAATGGGGCTTTGTGTCAGTGCGGGGTTTTATTACGAGTCGGTGCAACAGCGAGGTGGCCAATGGCTCCCAATCCCGACCGCAGAGGAGCTGGTGAAGTTGCAAGCCAAGGCGAAGTCGTATGATAAGGGGCGCGAACAATGGCAGATTTGGGACCCTTGTCACAGCAAGCTGGAGATGGTTGGGCGGACACAGGATGAGGCAATAATAGCATTTAGGAAGTCAATCACATACAGCAACCCACCTGAACCGTGGTGTCAGTATTTGGCTGCTGGCTACACCTGCCGCAAGGTCCGAGTCTGCAAGGAGGTAGATGAATGATTAATGGCCAGCAGAAACCGCGCAGAGGCTAGGAGAACCCGGCTCAGCGGCTCCGGTAAGAAACCGGACTGGCCACCAATTTGAAAAAGAAGATTATGATACAATGGAAACAAAGCACAGAATATGATGGGCTTTTAAAATGGGAACTGATGCGCTCCAACGGAACGTCAGCAGCTACTGTTTACTCCAGCGCTGGATGGTGGACTTGGGATGCTGACGGGATACATGGACAACATGGTTATGAAGACAGCATAATCCAAGCTAAATCAGAAGCAATACTATCAGCACTTAACCAAGGATTTTTGCCATGACCACCAAAAAACCACCAATGACTCTCTACTTCAGGGAGAACATATCAACCGTCCATATGGATAACAGTCACATGGATAATCGTTTCGGGCAGTCATTCGCAAGCCGCAAACGGGAATCGGATGTTGGCCCATACATCTTCAAAGGCTGGCTCAAGGAGGAACTTCTTAAACGCGCCAAAGAAAAAATGAGGGGGTATGAGTCACCAGAGAAATACTCTATGGAACTTGGCAGAGCTATTAAAGACATATTCAGAGAGCTTGATGGAGGCAAAAATGAGCTGTGACATAACAACGAAAACCAAACACTGCATTAACTGCGGTCATGATGCTGAACATGAGCATCATGTTGTGCCTTGCGTCATTGGAGGCAGTGTTACGGTTCCGCTTTGTGAAGTGTGTCACGGGAAAGTTCACGACCGTGCGTTCGTTAATCACAAAATTTTAACACGCGTTGGGTTAATGAAGAAATTCCCAGAAGAGCCTTGCCGCGTTTTGTGGCTAATCTATGAACAGTGTGAATCTTGCTATGATGTTGCTCAAATGCTTTTTAAGGAAGGGCATTCGTTGACAGTCAGCAGGGTCAGACAATTGATTTACCGAATGAAAAGGATACCTCCTCGTGTTCTGGTTTATGAAGTATTTGGTAAGATTTTTGGTGATGATAACACTGGAAGCTGGGCTAAAGAGGAACTTGTTGAGTTTATTGAATCAGGTGGGCTTGACGGGTTCCCAACAACCGGAAAAGCAATAGAACAATGAAAACAAAACACTGCTGCGGATGTAGCAGATCAATTATGCGACAGCATAAAACAACACAAACTATTCGATAACATGAAAGACGATAAAACAACACCCAAATCACTACTCGAGATCGGGGATCAATACGTGCAGACCACATGGCACCACCCCGAAGCCAACACGGAGATCATCGCCATTTTCAGATACAAAGGAGATGGACAATGGGTCATGGATCAACCACTCAGGGGCCCGTGGACGGTCTCCAAGGAAGGAGAGGTATACAACGACTACCGCATAGCCCCCGATGCCTTCAGTAGCGTCTCAGTCCACGCCATGTCTCTATTCGCTCGTTTGCAGGAAGATGGGGTGCAGGGAGTAAAAAATGCGTGGTCAGAAGCAGGCGGAACAGTCTACGACCTATGAAGCACACCATCGCATTCAAACTCCCTCAAGAGCGGGAGGAACTGGAGATCCACCTGAAAGCGGTGGACAATGCCAGCATTCTCCAAGAATTAGACGAGACCATGCGTGGCTGGCTGAAACACGGCTTCCCTAAATGCTGCACACTGGAGGCAATCGCTCAGTATGTCAGGGACATGATCAACGAATGAAAACCTTGATCTTAATTATGGCTGTGATGATCGCCTCGGTTGCTTCTGCAAGCGACATCGTCTCAATGACGATCCTCGCAGAGGCCCGGGGCGAGGGGCCAGACGGAATGGCAGCAGTGGCTGCCTGCATACAGCAACGATCCCTGAATAGGTCCATGACACCAGAGGCGGTCTGCCTCGAGAAGAAACAGTTCTCCTGCTGGAACGGTAAGCGTCCAGCGGATCTCGAGCACCTGCTCAAGCTGCCTCAAGCGAAAACCGCCAATTGGCTATCCAAAAACCTGCACAAACTCAACCGAGCGAAAATCGGCTACGCTGATCACTATCACGCCGACTACGTCAAGCCGTATTGGGCTAAAGGCAGGACATCGACAATAAAAATAGGCAAACACATATTCTACAAATTAAAATGAAAACCATCGAAGCACACTGGGACCCTGAAGAGATGATGTCTCCTGACGCAGATCCGCAGGAGGAATACGATAATTACAGGGATTTCGTTAAAAGACACCCTACATTGACAGGCTTAACTGGCGAGGAATTCACTCTCGAAGACTTCAAGCGATACATAAATGGAATCGAACCACTTTGATCTTAAAGCAGTGTTCTGCGCGGTCGATGAAGATCGGGACACCGTTGTCCTGACCATCAATGGCGAGGAAGTTTCCACTAGGGAGGCTGTTGTCACTTTATGCGACAAATACGGCATGACAACACGGGATCTGGCTACACTCATGGCCGTTCCCGTCAGAACAGTCGAGGGATGGAGATCAGGAAGACCCAGCTCCATCCTGAACCGAATGAGGCTGGGTCGAGCTGCTGAGAAACTGTCAGAGGCTAATCCTCCTCAGGAGTTCCCTTGAGAGCATCGGCATACAGGTTCTGCAGAGCAAAATACAGATCCTGTATTGCCGAGAGCCTGCCCGCAAAATAGTGGCGATCCTCTGAAGACAGGCCGTGGCCAGACACATTGCTGGACTCAGCTTTGATCAATTCGTTCAACACCACATCCAACGCCTTCCGGACCGGGTGCTCTTCCTGCAGCGAGAATGCCTCCAGAAGCCACGGTTCGTGACCTGTAAACCTGTATTCGTTATGCATTGGGGTTAACTCCTATCCTTCCGATCTGCGCGTTCTGTTGTTGAGTCAAACTCATCTGCAAATTCTGAGCGAATGACTGAACCAACTGTGAGAACTGCTCGTCAGCTTCCATTTGCTGCTGGTATTTAGGGTTGTTCTGTATGATCTGCTGCAGGAACTGCATCTTGATCCCAGCAGACGGATCGTTCTCAACGTATCGCGGCTGGTTGCCAAGGGCCATGAGTGCAACCTGATTGTTCATGTCGTCGTACATTTTCTGGCTGGCCTCTGCCTGCTCGATGACGAGTTCATCGGCCAGTGTTGGATCGATCACCTGCAGTTTCTTTCTGATCAGCTTTGTTCTGTCCACGATCCCCATGGTGTCTTCTGGTAGCACAAACTGAGAGATCGCCTGAAGTTTTTTCTCGACGAATTCGTTGTCCAGTTCTCGCACGTCAAAATGCAGCGTGAAGTTGAATTTACGTGGATCTCTGGGAAGAGCCATGTTTGTCCCCGTGACTGTGGCGAACCTTTCATCAGTGTCGAATACCTGAGTCAGATCCCAGACTCGACCAATGACAGATGTCATGTGCCTGAGCCATCTGTGGACATATGCCTGCTGCCTGAGCTGAGTCTCTACGGCTGGAACAGCAGCGTTCGGCCTTCCGAAGTATCTGTCGGTCCGCTGCTGTATGTGATCCATCAGCGCGAACGCTAAGTCAGCCCCTCTTCGGGGAGACTCCATCCAAGTGATGTCACCCGGACGTTGCTCGGAGACCTGAACACCCGGGCCAACCTTGATTCTCTGTCCGTATCGAAGCGGAACTTTTA